AGGTCTATTTACCCTATCTAATGGTGGGTGAATTAGAATCCAGAAGAAAAAATAATATTAGATCTAAATACATCGAAGAGGCAATTCGTAATCGATTAGATGGAGAAGAAAACTTCTCTTTCAAAGATATTGAAACGCACAGATTACTAGCTATCTTACATGGCAGATTTGAAGGTGACCAGGTATTCCAATTAATGATCCAAAATAGAATCAAGGAGTTGGCAGAATGACTTTACTCACTATGCAAGTTTGTTGTGACTGTTCTCATCCTGAAATCATTGGAATGGATCCACAAGGTGTATTTGATTCCGACCATGATGGCGCTAGATGCTACGCATGGAAATGTCCTGAGTGTGATGCTCAAACTTTAGTTAGACTTAATTTTCCGGAGGAGGAAGAATGAGCGTATATGTTGGAGAAGCAACAGAAAAACCATACCGCGTTAGTTGGGATTGTTGCATTTGGGTATGTTATTCATGCGGCGAAATGTTTGATTCGGAATTATGCTGGTCTTTTACTGGAGAATGCTACGAATGTTATCCTAGACCTGATAAGATGAAGGTGAAAGAATGAAGTGTTACAAGTGTGGTTTCAGATGTATTACTAAATACATCACTATGACTAAAATAGATCCTGGACGAATCTGCATTTCTAATCCCCTGGGGGAATGGAAAAAAATTGTTGCAGTGTCAAAGCATTGCAACATGTGCGGATGGGCTTCGCACCCAATGAAGATACCTGAACCGATCTAAAGACCAGACTTTTCTCTTGCAATATATTCTGTTGTTTTAGATAAGAGGTATAGTGGCGTTAAGAAAGGAACTACTCTAGTACCCCACTTTAGCGTACTAGTTAGACCACTGAAGAAAGTGACAGCACCAGCACCAGCAATAGGTATCTTTGCTTGTTGTCTTTCTTCTATCTTACTTTCTAATCCATAGTAAAAAGCATCACTTTGGTTAGCTTGTTGGTAAGCCTGATCTAATGCTAGTTGATTAGGAGTCCTAGCATCCATAGCGGCTTGCCTTTCTGCCTTCCAATCTTCATACTTCATGCAGTTGGCCCATCCTCTGCAATGTTGTTCATAGCATTAGCTAGGCGTGTCAAGTATTGTCCTTCGCTGTAATCAGGATCTTTACACAAGAAGCGTATACTAACTGGTGGGAAATCTAGTTTAGTATCTCCTGCAACTGCTACATTAGTAAATACATTTGCCAAAGCAGGGAATGTTTGAGTTCTGTTAATTACTACACGGTAACAATGCAAGTTAGGGCCAGTTATACCCTCCATTGCGCCCCAAGTAGTTACAGAATCCAATACCGGCATACCCATTAATGTGTTGTAGGTTATATTTGCCGGTGCTCCTTCTAATTGTCCATTACTTTGAGTTGCACCTAAACTTTCGTTGTAACTATACATTCTTTTTTCTGCGTAGATACATTGCGATTGATTTGGCCATCCGGCAAGACCAGCAACTTGTTCAGCAAGGTTTCCACCAGCACCGCCAACAACTGGCCCTTCTGATCTATCTAGTCCCATGTCTCTAAGAGTTTCATAATACTCACCGTTAATAGATGCGGCTAAGTTTGTATTGTTTAAAGGTCGAGTAAATACATAGATAAATTCTTCAATTTGGTCAAAGTTGTTACCGTTGTTTGAATAACCTAAAGGAACAGGTGATGTCCTCTGAATAGAAGCGTCCACTGGAATTACTATTTCATTATTCTTTACCATAAAATCTAGATCTATTCTTGAATACTGAATAAAAGAGCCACAATTTTGAACAGTTACAGGAATGGAATTTAACAATTGGGCAGTTCCATTTTTTGTAAGACTTACTGTTGCGGGTTTGAATTCCAAATCAACCCGACCCACTTGAACAGATACAGGTCCAAAATCGATGTCAATTATCCTTGTATCTTTGTCAAGTATTCGTGCCATCATCTTCACCTCCTGGATCTCTTCTGCTCTCGTCTAAAGGCGGCTCCCATTCGCTTGAGGTCAAGTTGACCCTTACGCTTACCGCTCTTAAACTTGATTTGCTTCTTTTTGTTAGCCATATAACGTTGCCAAGCGCTCTTAGTACGCTTAACACCAGACTTAACAACTTCAGCACCTGCCTTTCTAGCTACTTTGCGTGCTTCTTTCTTAGCACCTTCTACGAATAGTTCTCTTAACTCTTCGAGAGTGCCTTCCACTTTAACCAAGTGAAACACCTCAAGCGACGTTGCCAGTCTGAGTTAGTACAAGTGCCATGTAATCCTTAGCGGTTGGTTTGACAATCTTACCTTTCAAGCGTAGAGTAAAGTTTGCTGTAACGAAAGAACCAGTCTGCGCATTACCTTCTGAACGCAGGTAAAGTGTCTTGTTAACAATAAGTGGAGTTAGACTAGAGAAACTTTCCATGTGCCAAAAACCGTATTCACCTGCTCCAGTGCCTTGGAAGAGTTGGCGTTGTGTGTAAAGGGAAGTTCTGTCTGCATGAGATACAAACGCAGTGATGTTTGAATCTGCTAATTGAAAGATTGCTTCGCCAGTATCGGGAAGGGAAGCAGTAGGATCTAGAATGATGTCTACTTCATCTACCTGAAACGCTTCGTTATCTGCCACATCAACATAGTCTGTCATGTCGAGTGCTGTGTTTGCTGCTGTGTTGCCTGTTGCTAGTTTGATGTATATCTCAAACTCGTTTGTCTTTGCCATAGTTTACTTTTGATACTTGATAGTCTATATACTTAATCAAATCCTTATCTTGAACGGGTGGACCGTGGGTTAGGGCAAAATAGCGGAGCGGTTGACCGTTTATCCTACCATTTGATAAGGGGGCGCTCCCTCCCTTAACCAAGAGGCGACCATAAATGCGCAAAAAAATAGAAATTAAGGTCTATTTACCCTATCTAATGGTGGGTGAATTAGAATCCAGAAGAAAAAATAATATTAGATCTAAATACATCGAAGAGGCAATTCGTAATCGATTAGATGGAGAAGAAAACTTCTCTTTCA